GCTCCCTATACCACTAATACCCCTGACCATTGGCACTCGGCGCGAAAGTAAGATACCACTAATGGCCAGAGGTATCGCAGGTCGGCGAGGGAGCGCTCGGCACCCCGATCAACCCCGATCGACCCCGACCGACCCTGCAAACCCTGCGCCTGCGCGCTGCCGGCATGGCCAGGACGGACCCCGAGCGGGCGCCGATCGGGCGAGACCAGGACGGGACGCCACCAGGACCAGCCGCAGGCCGGGACGGGATAGGGGAGGGGGTATGCCCATCGAAGCGACTCGCGGCGTGAACGAAAGCGAAGGACCCAGAAAAACTTTTATTTTTTCGCGCAGAAGTGCCTCGCCCCACAGATCGCATTTCACTGGATGCTGCATTACACTCCACCCATGTTCCGAGATCTACCGATCCGCGCCCGAGAGCTAAAAGCCACCCCTGCGGTGCTAGAGCGCATTTACGAAGGTGCTCGCCTAGGCCTGAAAGGTGAATCGCTGGCGCTGGCTGCGGGTTTGCTGCCGGAGGAATTCGCGCGGCTGAAGCTGATGGATCGCACGGCGGAGATTGCGGAGATGAAGGGTCGCGCCGACAGTGAGATGTCGATGTCCCGCGTGGTGTTCGAGGCCGCAGAGAATGGCGACGCGAAGGCTGCGCTGGAGTTTTTGAGGCACCGGCACGATTGGGTGGCAAAGCAGCAGGTGCAGGTCGATGTCAGCCAGCAGATCTCGATCACTGCGGCCCTGGAGCAGGCGCAGAGGCGCGTCGAAAAGATTGCTGCGGAAGATGCGGTGATGGTAGAGCGCGCTCCGCTGGCGCGGCCACAGGCGCTGGGTGCGGAAGTGTAATTACGCGCCAATACGCGCCGGCCGATATGAGCCGCTGACAATATAAATGCAGACCCCGAAATACACCCCGCAGGAAGAGCAAAATCTCATGGCTCGCATGTGGAGCGCCAAGCTCCGCGACGATCCGGAAGCGTGGGTGATGTTTGCACTGCCGTGGGGTGAAAAGGGTACGCCGCTGGAAAAGCGCACCGGCCCGCGACGCTGGCAGCGGAAAATTCTGCGGAAGATCCGGGATCACATCGCGGCGAACGGGTCGCGGGATATGTACGAGGTGATGCGCCTGGCGGTGGCCTCGGGGCGCGGAATCGGGAAGTCGGCGCTGGTCAGTTGGCTGGTGCTTTGGATGCTGTCGACGCGGATCGGCAGCAGCGTGATCGTGAGTGCGAACTCAGAGGCGCAGCTGCGCAGCGTGACCTGGGCCGAGATCACGAAGTGGCTGGCGATGATTATGCACTCGCACTGGTTTGAGATCAGCGCCACGCGCATCGTGCCGGCGAAGTGGCTGACGGAACTGGTGGAGCGCGACCTGAAAAAAGGTACGCGGTACTGGGGCGCGGAGGGCAAGCTCTGGAGCGAGGAAAACCCGGATGCCTACGCTGGCGCGCACAACGACGACGGCATGATGGTCGTGTTTGACGAGGCCAGTGGGGTGCCGGACTCGATCTGGTCAGTGGCTGCAGGGTTTTTCACGGAGAACACGCCGCACAGGTTCTGGTGCGCATTCAGCAACCCACGGCGGAACTCGGGGTATTTTTTCGAATGTTTTAACGCCAAGCGGGATTTCTGGCAGACAGAGAGCATTGACGCCCGCACGGTGGAGGACACCGACAAGGGTGTGTACGAGGCGATCATTGCGGAATACGGCGAGGATTCCCGAGAAGCCCGCGTGGAGGTGTACGGCCAGTTCCCGTCTGACGGCGACGATCAGTTCATCACGCCGAAGCTGGTGGACGAAGCGATGGCGCGGGAGAAGTGGAAGGACGCTGACGCGCCGATCGTGCTGGGTGTGGACCCGGCTCGAACTGGGGGCGATTCGACCGTGATCGCGGTGCGACAGGGTAGGGATTTGCTGGCGCTGCACCGGTATCGGGGCGATGACACGATGACGGTGGTGGGGCACGTGATCGAGGCGATCGAGCGGTACAGGCCGGCGCTGACGTGCATTGACGAGGGTGGCCTCGGATATGGGATACTGGACAGGCTGAACGAGCAGCGGTATAAGGTGCGCGGGGTGAATTTCGGGTGGAAGTCCAGCAGGCCAGTGATGTGGGGCAATAAGCGAGCCGAGATGTGGGGCGCACTGCGTGACTGGCTGCGCACGGCATCGGTGACTGCGGACAAGGCGCTGAAGGCAGACCTGACAAGTGTGCGGGCGAAGCCGGATTCGACCGGGAAGATTTTTCTGGAGTCGAAGAAGGAGATGAAGGCTCGTGGCCTGGCGAGCCCGGACGCGGCCGACGCGATCGCGGTGACGTTTGCGTTCCCGATTCGATCGGATGCCGATTTCTCCGCCACCCCGAAGTTGTCGGCGTATGCACTGCCGACGGTGAATTACTGGAACGCTGGGCGCGTGGGGGCGTGAGATGGCACGAGTATCGAATACACAGCGACTGCGTGACACCCACGCCGAAGCACTGCGGCGGTTTGACGAGATTCAGTCGGCGCTGAGAAACGAGCGCCTGCAGTGTCTGCAAGACCGCAGGTTTTACTCGATTGCTGGCGCGCAGTGGGAGGGTCCGCTGGAGCAGCAGTACGAGAACAAGCCGAAGTTCGAGGTGAACAAGGTGGGCCTCGCGGTGCAGCGCGTGGTCAACGAATACCGGAACAACCGCATCACTGTGGATTTTGTCAGTCGCGACGGCTCGCCCACGGAGATGGCCGACGTGTGCAACAAGCTGTTCCGCGCCGACGAGCAGGACAGCACCGCGAACGAGGCGTATGACAACGCTTTTGAGGAAGCGGTGGGCGGCGGGTTCGGCGCCTGGCGGCTGAAGGCGGTGTACGAGGACGACGAAGACCCGGACAACGACAAGCAGCGCATCCGCATCGAGCCGATCTACGACGCCGACACCAGCGTGTATTTCGACCTGCAGGCCAAGCGTCAGGACAAGGCCGATGCCACGCATGCGTTTGTGCTGTACAGCGTTACGCGCGATGCGTACATCGAGAAATACGGTGACGATCCGACGACGTGGCCGAAAGAGGTTTATCAGACGTTTTTCGATTGGGATACGCCCGACGTCGTGTATGTCGCGGAGTATTACTGCATCGAAGAGGTCAACGAAAAGCAGTTGATCTATCGGTCGCTCGACGGCACTGAGGAAAAGTATCTCGAAAGCGATTTCGAGAAAGACGAAACCCTCGAGGAAACGCTGGCCGCGATCGGCAGCGAAATGGTCCGAGAGCGCACGATCCGCAGAAAGCGCGTGCGTAAGTATTTGATGTCTGGCGGCAAGATCCTAAAGGACGACGGATATATCGCTGGAAAGTGCATTCCGATCGTGCCGGTGTACGGTAAGCGCTGGTTTGTGGATAACGTTGAGCGGTGCATGGGTATCGTGCGACTGGCCAAGGATGCGCAGCGGCTGAAGAACATGCAGCTATCGAAGCTGGGTGAAATCTCGGCGCTGTCAAGTATAGAAAAGCCGATCATGACGCCCGAGCAGGTTGCTGGCCACCAGGTGATGTGGGCCAAGGACAACCTGGAGAACTACCCGTATCTGCTGGTGAACCCGATCACGGGGCCTGACGGCTCAATGCAGGTGTCTGGCCCGGTGGCGTACACGAAGTCTGCGGCCGTACCGCCTGCGATGGCTGCGCTGCTGCAGGTGACCGAGCAGGACATTGACGACATTCTGGGCAACCAGCGCGAGGGCGACAAGATCGTCAGCAACATCAGCGGCGATGCCGTTGAGATGGTGCAGCAGCGTCTGGAGATGCAGGCGTTCCTGTACATGAGCAACTACGCCAAAGCGGTGCAGCGCTGCGGCGAAATCTGGCTGTCGATGGCCCGCGACGTGTACGTCGAGCCCAAGCGGAAGATGAAAGGCGTGGACGAGGTGGGCCGCGCGTCGACGATCGAATTGATGCAGCCCGCGATGGACGAGAACGGGGCGCTGACGCACCGCAACGACGTGACTCAGGCCACGCTGGATGTAGTGACGTCGGTGGGTCCGTCGTTTGCGACACAGAGAGCGGCCACGCGGCGCACGCTGCTGTCGATGATGCAGTTCGCGCAGGATCCGCAGATCCAGAAGATGCTGCTGGCTGCGCTGATGCAGAACATCGAAGGCGACGGCGTAAAGGACGTGGCGAAGTTCCTGCGCAAGGAAATGGTCGCTGCCGGTGTGATGGAGCCCACGCAAGAAGAAGCGCAGGCACTGGCCCAGGCCGCCCAGAACCAGCAGCCGGATCCGAACGTGCTGTACATCCAAGCCGTGTCGGAGAAGGAGCGTGCGCAGGCGCAGAAGGCCCAGGCCGACAGCGTGAATGCGCTGGCCGATGCGCAGTTGAAGCGCGCGAAGGTGCAGGAAACGCTGGCAAAGATGAGTTTGGACGATCGCCGGATCGTGCTGGACACCATGATGGCGATGAACGAGATGGGAGCGCAACGTGGCAACGCAGTTCAGTGACATGTTTCTCGGCGGATCCGGCTTCGCTGCCGGCTACACCCCGATCCGATTCGCCCCGCTGGTTTCGCTGACGGGGCCAATTCAGGGGCCGGCGACGCCTACCGCGCCGGAGGCCGCCGCACCACAGGCGCCGATGATTCGGCCGCCGATGGTGGATGAGTCGGGGAGTTATGAGTTTGCGAATACGTTCGGTGGCGAACCAATCGGAACCCGGATGTCTACGCCCGCAGGCCGTCAGGCGGAACTGGCAAATCTGG